ATTTTAAATCTATGTCTCTATTGGCTGAATCCGTGTTTGCAATGAGTAAAGCGCGGACAATTGCCGAATGATTATTAGGAACTGTGTATACAGTCGTCTGACCTGTTGTTGTCAAATCTACAGAATTGCTAAAGAATTTAGAAGCACTGCTTGTGATAGGCATTACTTTTTATCCCAATTAAACACGTCGCGGTGCTTCTTCCAAAACCAATTGCCTATACGAGTAAAAGGCTTGCCAGTATTTAGCAAACCTAGCGCAAGGTATCTAATAAAAATTGATGTCGTCTTCGATCTCAAAGACTGCGTTGAGTTTTTGATTTGCGTCAACCCATTCTGCCAAAGCAGCATCAAGCCGTCCAAGATCGGTTGTACAATGTTTAAAAGTGTATTCCGCATTCTTTTTTTGTGCCTCGTATTTGTGTCTAAGGGCGTCTATAGCAAGAGTTCGCATGTATTCTCCTCTGAATGTATTATAGAGAAAAACCAGCGTATTGTCAAATGTTTTGTATGATTAGCCACAATATAGGTAACGTTAGACCTACAAAGAGAACGATAAGCCCAATAATAAACAGATTGTAGATCAACTCGTCGCGTTTCTGGGCTGCTAATTGTTCCGCCTCTTTTTGTTTCCTTCGCAGATCCGCCTGTATTCGAATGATGTCCTGCCACGCATTTACACCGTATTGTCCTACGATAAAATTGCGGAGATCGTTTTCCATCTGTTCAGCCTTCTTCTTGGCTGCAAACGTCTCTAGGGCTTCCTCTTCGACAGACCCAAACCGACGACCCTTTGCTTTACTGTGGCTGGTCTTAACAGAGTTGATGGCGTTCATCCAGCGACCTAAGTCACCTGCCATCGACTCAACCTCTTTGCCTACCTGAAAGCCCTTTTTGATTGCACTGTAGGCTGTAGTAGCAATTCCAATAGCAGTAATCGGGTCCATTGTTTCCTCATTTGGCTATTGGTTTGCATACGGCGGTTATGGTGAGTCTTCTTCCGTCTCCTACAGGAACAGACCGTTGGTTAGACAACCGTTCCGCAAAGTATAAACACCTGTCAACATCTTTGAAACGCTGGGTCTGATCAAGTACGTTTGCTCCTAAGTATACAACTAAAAGAAACTCAATCATAAAGGTTACATAAAGTCCGGTTTAAAATCGTTCCCGTATCGTAGGCTATCTGACTTATACTTAAATCTTGCATTGTGGTAATCGCATGTTATAAAAAACACTTGTGTTAATCGCGCATCCTTTAGTGTATTTCCAAAGTAACGAGTTGCACAGTGCGGGTAAATAGACGGGTATACAACTAATCTATTATAGATGTTTGCTACTACATCTGTTTTTACATAGTTAGAAAAAAACGCGTCTTTTATCTTCTGTTGTTCTTCTGTTATGGGGTTTCCTGTAGCAACCGAAGCGCAAACATCAGTGTAAGCAGCACTCAGATCTTCTGGTATATTAGCTACTTGCTTATAGAACTCTGTACCAGAATCGACAGGAGCATCAGGCGTTAAATACAGAACTGCAGCTACCTCATCGGGGTCACGATGCACTTTTCCAAAACCAAAGTCGTCAGTAACATATTGAAATTCAGATGAGATCTTAACCGCCATATCAGAGGATCTTTCAATGTTATATGCGACACTTAACACTTTTCGATGTATAGGATCGGCGTACTCTGGATTTAGTTTTGATACTTGTTCAGTTCTTCCTCCCGGCCAGTAACCACCCGATGCGTCATTTTTTTTGTATGTTTGAGATAGTGCCATTCTTCTTACTTCATCTGGATTTTGTAAGAAGTTATCAATAACTATTATAGATTCCATGCTAATCGCGGTAACCGCCTCCTACTTTTTATATGGGACAGCCAACATCTGCGCTTTACATACAGACCACTGACCGGGTTTACCACCTTTATTACCAGCTTTTATTCTGTTAAACAAGGATTTTCTCAGGCTTGGCTCTTCTCTGCATAGGATTTCATTTTTTTATGAATCTGTTTAACGAACGGAGTATTCCCTGTGTACTCGCCTTTTTCACCTTCTTTAAAAAGGATAGAAGGATTTTGAAGGGTAAAGGGTTGTATGTTGCGTTCGCGCTCTTTTCTTTTTTCTTCGGATTCTTGAGCACTACGAGGGGGGATGTATCTTTTCATCAGTCAAAAAATCCTTTCACGATTTCTATGCCTTGATCTAGGTAACTTTTCTCTGCGCTACCTGCTGCCTTGCGCCCTCTTAAATTTAAAGACTTTTTGTCTTCGACCCAGTTTTGAAAAGCGTTACCAATAAAAACGGCTTTTTTACCATTGATTGTTCTAATGTTTGTTTTTGCCATTTTAAAACTCTCCCGCTTTCATAGCGTCTGAAAGTTTAACTGCTCTGTATTTTACCTGCGTTGCCCAGCGGGAATCCATCATCTCTATTCCTGCTAGATCAAACCGACCTTCGTGGATAGCGTTCCACATATTCTTGAACTTACACAGCCGGGGTACACCCATGTTAAACGCCATGTCCATGAGAATTAATTGGCGAACGGAATCTAAGTTTTCTACGCATGGGTGAACCCGACAGAGTTCGTTCTCTACAATGCGGATATCGTTGAGAGCAAGATACCGTGCGTCAGCTTCTGTAATACCGTGTTCATAGACAACCGCCATGCTGGGGATATCCATGTATTCTAGTTCTTCTTTGGTTATGCCTCTGTCTTTGAGGTTACGACCTATGCCAATAGTTTCGATACCCAAGCTATCTTCATAGACAGTCAGGACCATACCTTCGTGTTCGATGAGTTTATCTAGGAAATGCGAAGTATTGTATTTCATTTGTTTTTTCCAAAGTTTGCAACGAGAGTGTCTACACGTACTCTAGGTTTACTTCTGTCCATAAACTCTTCGTATACACTGGCAGTAACATGCTCCATAACTTTTTCTAAAGGCCACGTACTAACGTACGCTTTGACAGCAGACATGATTTCTGACTCTGTGTATGTTTTTACTTTAGGATAACCTTCAGTATTTTCCATCTTAAACATAGACATTTAAGTTTGCACTCCGTTAACTAAAACACATTCGTATTTAACTGTATTCCAATGTCCGTCTTGTGGTAATTCTTCGTGGAGTATTTTAAATTCGATGCACTGCTGTTTTTCTTCAAACCACTGTATACTTTGTTCTGCACAAGTAGCTTGCATACACGCTGTAAGTAATAAAGACCATATCATCTAGTTTTACCTCGACTGATTATCTGCTCTATAGTTCTACCACAGCCAGTACAATACTTTCCTGCGGAATCTAATGTGCATATACCGACACACGGACTTTTAAGTTTTATTGTCGCCTTTGTGTTCATGGCCCATCCAAATCCCAAATACACCTGTCATTACGCCCATTACTACACTAACGAAAGCACTCTGAGCAGCGGTAGGAGTGTCTAGCTCCATGAACCACTCAGCACATCGCCAAGACATAACTGTGCTTGCCAGCATCATGCAGCGAGGCAATATCTTCCAAGCAAGGAATTGCTCTACCGTAATCATTTTTTACCAAAGAATTTTGTTGCTGCTCGTGTTCCGAAACTTGCACTTACAATAACACCCAGAGTATACCGATAGTATTCGGGCATAGTTTCTAAAGCTGTAAAACCATCTGTAACAATCTGTCGACCCCACTCACCGCAGAAGGCTAAAATCAAGGGCACTGAAAACAAAATTGTTAACCACTCGTCTTTCCACGAGGATGCAGAAGCATCTGCCATCTTCAAGTCCCAGTCGATTTCACCGGTAGCTTTCTTTTCCATGATGACAGCTTCAGCTTTTGCTTTGGCTACCTTCGCACCGGTTTCGGCTTTAGTCTTTTCGACCTTACCTTCTAGCCACGTTCCGGCTAGGTTTGAGATTGGTCCGATTAGGGCTGCTAACATTTCCATCTCTTTCTTGCTTGACGCAAACGACTATTAGGGTTTGCTGCTGCTTTAGGAAACTTCTTCATCTGCCCAGCAGACCGCGCACAATAGGACTTGCGACGTTTAGCTGCAGCACTTCCCGGCTTTACCTTTCCGGTAACAGCAGTCTTCAGCTTACTGCCGGGATTTGCTTTACGATATGCTTTTACACCAGCCGCTGTCATACCTGCCCCAGACTTCGTAGGACGGAAGTTCTTTTTATTACGGGCTGGCATGTTGTCAGGTTTTCTAGGCTTTCTTGGTGGCACGTTTCTTCCTTTTCTTACCTGAAGCTGTAACAGACCATTTTACTTTAGATGGTCCTGTCTTCTTAGCCGCTTCTTTCTTGGTTATACGGCTTGCGACTTTGGCAGGTCTACAAGCTGGATAGGGACGTTTCTTTTTCTCTGAACCAGAGCGACCGCACTTCTTGCCGGTCTTTACGTCTCGCCAGTCTTCCTTGAACCATTTAGTTAAGCCGCCTTTTGGTTTAGCCATTAGGCGTACGTCCCGCCACGCTTCTTGTATGTCTTGACCAACCAAGCATTTGCGTATGCGCTTGGGTAAACGTCAAACTTACGTTTAGCTTCGGCTTTTACTTTTGCATATAGAGCTTTGTTCTTAGGTGTAGGACTTTTTGACTTTTTAGCTGCCATAGTGTATTTACCCCCGGCAAAGGTTATTGCTTATAACATAAAATAAATAAAGAGTCAAGAGGGGCAAGTTGCCCTGCCCCCCAAGTATTGTTTAGGCAAACGGTGCGCCTGTTCCGGGATCACCCAGATCACACATCACTGCAACACAGCGGATTTTACCGTCGAATGTAGCAGCAACACCAAGAATGTCGATGTTATCTGCTGCAGTGTACAGTTTTGCAGTTTGACCAAATTCTTGTGCAACGGCAGAACCGCTAACATCAGTTACCCAAGTGTCAGCAGCAGCAGCATCACCCATGTCGATTGTAGGTGATCCTGTAGATGCGGCCTGATACACTTCGATACCTGCCATCAAGACCAGAGTATTGTCTGGAATCTCAAAGACGTTAACGATGTCACCAGCGGCAAGATTAGTAGATGTGAAGTCAAGAACAACTTCAACAGTCTGCATCTTCTTACCAAGAGGGATACCAGCTACGGCACCAGTTACATTATAAGTAGCCATGTTTCAAGTCTCCCTATTAAGCAACAGTATCTACAACACCGCGAACGAGTGCTTCTGGGCGAAGGACTTTACGTCCAAACACATGAAGACCACGAACGATG